TTCCAAATTCATTAAACTCATTTGATACTGCTGCAATATCTTTTGCAACTGCTGCAAATGAATCCTTTACTGTGTCAACATCTACCTTTGAAGACTTAAGAAGTTCTACTTCTGCTTGCAAAGATTTTACTGTTGATAATAGATCGCTAAAGGCTGATGTTAGATTATTCTTGATTTCTGCAATTGCTTCTACAACTACATCATCTGACTTAGATACATCTGCGTCTGTGTCTGCTACCTTTTCAACTGATTCTGCAACTGGTGCATCTTCAGTAGTTTCTGCAACTGCTTCGTCTGACTTAACAACATCTGCTGTTTCTGTCTCTTCTGCCTTTGCAACTTCTTCAGTAACTTCTTCAACCACGGCATCTGCCTCTGGAGCGACCACAACATCTTCAACTACATCTGTCTTTTCAACTTGTGTTTTTGATTTTGTCATAGGTTGTACCTCCTTGTTAATCTTAGAAGTATTAATGCCTTTAGCACTATCAACTAAGAATTTTATCATTGTTGTTTTTTCATCATCCGTTTTTTCAACGAACCCTATATTTTCCATCTGCTCTCCAGTAACGGGGCTAAGTTCTGACTCGTTTTCAGATGATATAACAATTCCACTTTCTTTATCGTAAAAAACATTTTCTAGGACTGTTGAGTCTGCCTTGATAACATCTACGCCATCAACCTTTTCAACTGATACAATATTTGCAAATTGATTTGCTGGGGAATCTACAAGACTCAACTCAACTAAATCATAATCCTTAATAATTCTAATTTGTGAGTCTGACTTCTCGTCATAGCCATCGTCCCACTTATTCATTCTTCCGCCAATAGAAAAACCAGTTAGAGTTCCATCTAGAACTTTCTCCCAGGTATCTTGTGCGCCCTTTGAAACATATGCAGAAACGAATACGCCCTTATAAAACTTCTTTGTCTCTGGATCAAAATACTTATCTTCTTTAAAGTTAACCATCTTTCCTACTGCTAGTGGCTGGTGCATTTCTCTAATGTTTCCACGAAACTTTGCAAACGCATTCATTGATGCTTCTGATGTAACAATATCCATCTGCTTGTCAAGGTTGTCTAATGATGCAAAACCTGAAACGATACGACGCTCTTTGTCTACCTTATTAAAAGGCATTGAAAGACGAAGATTTTCCCCATCTGAATTCCAATGGGCCTTGGATATATTGCTCACCATTATATTATAAACCCCTTTTTACACATATATCACATATTGGACATATTGGACATTAAGGTGTTTGTCGTCCCTCTCCCTTTGGTGCTCTGCCAGCAACTGTTGAAGTGCTGTCAGAATTACTGTTGGTTCTTTCGGCATCTCTTGACCTTGTCGTTCTTGCCTCTGCTGCAGATGCTGGACTTAGGTCTAGAACCTCATCTCCACCGTCTCTTTGTGGCATATCCAAAACGACTCTTGCTTCGTTAGGAGTCATGATCTGATTCTTAACATATCTTTCAAGAATCTGAGACTGTGCAATCTCATCTGTTAATGTTAACTCGTTAAACACAAACTCAATGATGTCTGTCTTTTCACGAATGATCTTGTTGATCATTTTTTCAAGTTGTCTTTGTGCTGGTCTTGCAACCTGCTCCTTAAAGGTACGATCCTGTGCAAGTGCTGCTGCAATAGAACCAGAATCGCCACCTCCAAGTTTAGACAATGGCACTTGATGTGCTACTAGGATATCATCACGGTTTTGCTTACGATACTCTTTAAATGAGCCGTCCTGTATGCCGTCTTCGATGGGCTCCATCTTGAATTCAACTTTGTTGTTTTCGCTATCACCTGGAAGTGGAATATATAGCGTTCTGTGAGACTGCCCTCTGAGACTTGTTTGCAAGAATCTAAACATCTTGTCTTCTGCATCTCCAGAAAGTTTCGCACCTTTTAATGTTACAACGTATCGTGGAACTGCCTTGTTTGCAAAATAGTCAATGTTGTACTGAGAAGCAAGAGAGTCTCCATGTAGTGAGTTAATTGCCGACATAATGTCTGGCACTCCGTAGAATGTGTTTAGAGGTGAGTACTGCTTAAAGTGAATAATCTCGTTTGGTCTAGCATCTGTGGTTAGTGGGTTTTGATTCTTTGCACCAAAGTTACGGAAGTAAACAATCTTGTTTCCAATAATTTGAACATAGCCGTCTTTTAGTCTTCTTACTCGCATTGTTGTTGATGGTATGTGTCCAACGTACCCGATTTCTCCACGAGTTGTTCTGCCAATTTCTAAGTAGCCATTTCCTGTTGACTGAAGATCTGTATAAACCTTTTCCATTGTGGCTGTAAAAGAGTCATCGTCATTAAGAGACTCTAGCCAGTCACGCATTTCAATCTTGGCTCGTTCAATTCTTTTTCTTGCCTTTTGAGTTGCGCTGTTATCTTCTGATGCTTCAAGTCTCATCATTGTTCTTGGAGAAACCTTGAACTCATATCCAAGACCTACAATGTTTTCTACCTTAGCATCTATTGCTGCATGGTTTGCAAATGATGTGTCGTAATAGTTTGCTAATTCATAAAGGTTCCATGGTGGTGTAATGACATCGAACATTCCGTAGCCGTTTACATATACTAACCCTGGGTTTATTTCTTTTGACTGTGCTCCATCAATACCGCTTTTTCCAGCCAATGCTGCGGTTGTATATTGTGTCGTTGGCTCAACCATCTTGGTTGACATTCTACTTGTACGTCTTTTAAAGTTTGCGTCTAAGCCGTCTAAAGTTTTTAGTGTTTCCCAGTTTCCAGTAAATGGATCTGACTTTGCAAATGGCTCATCTTTTTTTGCTGCATCATCAATTCTTGCACCGATTTCGTATTCATTATATTCCATGATTAATCCTCGTCACCATACTTGGCAATTGTGTCCTTTGCTGCTTGTACAGCACCTAGGTCATTTAGTGATGGAATTAGACCTGCCTTTAGTCTGTCCACTTGCTCAGAATATTCCTCTTCAGAAACTCTTGTTAATCCTGGAACAAATACGCATGTGCCGTCTCCTGGATCTCCGTAATACATTGCGGTCTTTTTTAGTTCTGCAATTCTAGAAATGTCATTCTTGTCTGAAGGTATGTTGAGAACTGAACCATTGCCATCTGTAAACCACTTACCATTTGCTTTTTTATACACATAAAGTCCCCAGTCATAGTTCTTTTCGATGACTTGTCGTCTAACATTTTTTACAATTGGCTGACCAGTTTTCGGGTCTATTAGTGAATCCATATCCATAAGTATACCATATTACACTGGGTCTTGTACGAATTGGTTCCAATTTACATCTGTGAACAAGGTATATGCGTACTCACTAAAACGAACAGGCCTGTCATCATCTACTATTATCTTGTTAGTTCCAGTGTAACTCTTATAGATATCTGATGGATTTACCCCATAATAACTTGTTTCTGATAAAACAAGAACCTTATTCCAGTTAAATGAGCCAGTATTCCAAAATTCCCAGTCAAGCCCATAGGACCCAAGAACCTTTACTCTAAACCAAGGTCGTTCTGCTATATTTTGAACCTCTTGAAGATTTGTAGACTGGTAGTAAGATATGCTGTTAAATAGTAGTGGACCTGTTAGTCTTACTGCCCCTTCAAAAAATGAAAAGTTTAAACTGCTTGAAAAATTAATTCCAAGGAATGACCACTCCTGAAGAGTGAGGATTGGCTCTTTTACTACTTTTCCATTTAAGTAAAAACCAATGCCATTTTGAATAAGTCCAGTCATTGCATCTATTGCATAAATCTTTGCTCTTCTTCCAGATGGATCGCAGGCAACCATATAAAACTTAATGTAGGAGTCTTTGCTTTGAACTTCAAATATTTGGGTTGGAGCATATGGGAAATAATCTCCATCAAACCTAACTGCCATTTGCATGGCTATAACTTTAAATCCTTCTGATCTGCTTTCGTTTACTGGAACAACAAGACCTCTATTTATAAGAGGATCATACTTTCCTTTTAACTGAATTCCGCTTGTCTTTGTTAGGTATAGATAAGGTGATGATCCTGTATAAATTGAAAAGGGATTATTCTTTTTAAAGTTATAATAAATTCCAGTCTTAGTGTATGGATAGATAGATGTTCCAAATCTTGTTCCAATCGGGCTTGCATCAGATTCGTTAAGCGCCTGAGACGAATAGGCAAGTTTTTTAATTGCAACATTGTTTGTTTGTGAATTTTTTACGTTCATTTCTATGTGTGTGACAATTGATAAATCATTAAAGTCTACGCCAGATGGTGGATATATTATCATATTATCAACAACCTCATACTTTGTTGTCATCCAGTCATGTCCAGGAATAAGAACTCCATCTCTTGCTGGTCTTTCTGTCTTTGTAAAATAAAAAGAAGTTTGATTTGCTCCTAGTTCTGTGTATTGAAAAGTTACGTATGTTTTTACAACTGCGCCATCTGTATCATATCTATAGTCTTTTGAAACCTTATTCT